GTTCATAGCATCAAATCTTTCTTTCTCTCTTTCTTTTACAAAGCCACCGTATTCATATTTTGGCATCATGTTAACCATACCACCGCCCTTAAAATTGTAAAAGCCAGTATCGAATCCAGAGTCAGTAGTTGGGTTACTTAACAAATCTTGTAATTCGTATACTTGTGGATAATCTTCTAAGTCAGTAATTTCCATCATTTGATTGCTTAACATATTGACATTTTCTGGTTCTATAGGTACGTTAGGTCTTACTGGAGTTGGTAATGGGTCGTAATTAGATGGTAAGAAATCTCTTAACTGGTCATCTGTTAAGTCTTCTAGTCCCTCTGTAGCTAAAAACGGATTATCCGCCATTCCTTGCTCTGTAACTTTTTCTGCAAATGCTTTACCAAGTTTGTTTAATTTTCCTGTTTTTGAGTCAACACCATATCTTCTAGCTAAGAAATCTTTTGTTTCGTCTATACCGCCAGCAGATTTAAAAGTCTTTAAACCGCTTCTAAGTGCTTGACCAAAAGCTCTTTCACCCATACTACTTTTATAATCATCAACACTTCCCTGTAAGTTCTCTCTGCTCTCTCGTGCATATTTACCACCTTGTACTTTTGTACCTTGATATGTGCTTTCCCCAGCTAGTCTACCTAGCCCACCGCCAATAGCAGAACCTAAAGCAGCACCTACAGCTGTGCCTACACCCGGTATAGGAATAAGGCTTCCAGCTAACCCGCCAACTGTGCCAAGAATATTACCTAAGCTACTAGCCCTTGATTGCTTGCGTTGAGCTTCTCTTGCGGCTCTATCTAGCTCTCTCATTTCCCCTTGATAATCTCTACGTCTTCTTGAAGCAGCGATTCTACCACCAAGTTGATAATTAGTACGGTTACCTACCATACCACCGCCATATAATTCCATTAAACTGTTTGCCATAATATTCTCTTTTAATCTTTAATAAATGTCATTAATTATCTTGCTATAACTATAGCATCCGCTTTGTTTGCACCCGTAATAGAACGTGTTGTTCCACTAGAAGTAGTGTATGTTATTGACGTGATAGCAGCTGCAATAGAAGCAGAACTACCTCCAGTAACATTAAAATCTGTAATTGTCAAAACAACTCTTGCTGGGTCCCCAAGAGCATCTCCAAATGTAAAACTTTTTGTTTTAGTTCTAGTTCCCGCTCCAAATCCAGTCTCTCTTGTATCGCTAAACGCTAATTGCTCGTAGTTTGTTGCAGAAAACGCATTGCTTCCATTTGAGGTTCCCGCCCTTATAAATCCTTCGACGGTCATATCATCATCTTTATCTACAACAGATGAGTATGTAAGTGTAAATGTTATAGTTAGAGAAACTACGCCTGCTGTTGCGTGGTCATGAAAAGCATCATTATCATCATTTTTAGCAGTGCTATTAGAAGGTGTTGTTAATGTTGTGCCTCCAAAAACAGCTCCTGAATCATCGAAAGATGTAACTGTTGAACTGCTTAATACACTACCTACAAATATGTTTGCGGTAGGCGTAAAGCCTAACCCCGTCTTGTTGCTTGCAAATAACTGCAAAGATTGAGCGCTGCCTTCATCAGAAGCTTCCACACTATAAGTTTGCATATCTTTTAGAATAAATAAAACATCATATTGGTCATCATCATAACTTGCAAAGTTAGGAGAAAAAGTAAAAGCCGAACCAAATGTCAAAGCAGATGCTGGTATAAATTGCATTTGTTTGGGGTAATTAAAAGTAGAACCATCTCTATTAAATGTTAAAGAATCAGATGATAGCTCTGTAAACCTAGTTGGTTTTTTAGGATTTAACACAAGTATTTCCGCTTCGTCATTATGCGTAGCAGCTGTAGTGCCATTGACACCCCTTCTAACAGTTAACGTGTTGCTGGATATGCTTTTTATTAACATATCTTCTAAGTCAATCCTAATAATATCTCCTTTAGTAACTTGCGTTGCATCAGTAACATCTACATCTGTTTCGCCAGACGTTAAATCCTCATCTAAAGTTGCTGATATTTTTTGTATTTTACTAGATACTTTTATACGCTCATTGCCACCAGAAGACAATATTTCTATTGTGCCATGCTTTAATCCTGATGGTGTACTTTCCCATCCGCCTATTCTATTTTTAACCCTACTATTTGCAGAGTTTTCACCTAAGCTTCTTTGTTCAGCCGCTTTTACGTTAGACTTAGATATAGCCATATTAATTTACACCTGTAGCAGCTTGTTTATATATTGTTCTATACACAATAGTAATGTCATTTATCTTATAACTAGAGGATGCACCTGTAAATTTAAACTTTAAACTGTTTACATTACCAACCCCTAATAAGTCTATTGTCTTTACACCGCTATTTGCAGCTGTTGCCCAAGTAGAAGCATCCAAAGCATCAGCGCTACCATCTCCGTCTTTAAAGATTGTTGTAGTTACAGTAGCTCCAGAGGAAGTAGAGTAGCTAACTATTAATTTTTGTGGTCTTTTTACGACAGCTGGATTTCCAAAATCTAAATCTTTTGTTTCCATTGACCAGACTGTTGCGCCTTGAGCCGAGGAATATTTTCTAACATTATTGCCCTCTAACCAAATACAGTTATCTTGATTGTTCTGAAGATTAGTTACAGCTGCCGATGTATAAGAGCCTAGCTCTGTAAAAGACTTTGTTTCAAAATCGTAAATAAGAGCGTCTGAAGATGCGCTACAATTTTGGATTATAATTAATTGTGAATCTGGTGGATAATAACCAACTGCTGGGTTAGTAAGACCTGTCATAGGCTGAGAGTTTTTATCTAATTTTTTTGATATCTCAACAACGCCACTAGATGGTGACCAAATATAAATACCAGTTTTACGGGCCCAACATATACCAAACTCAGTTTTTACTACCGCTGCGGGCTGCTCGACACCTAATCCGTTTAACGTAGACTCTAATCTCCAACCGTTTTCACTTGGTGAAGTTACGTCTATTATGTATAATGTACTTTGTTTATAAGCTAAAATTTTAGTTCCAAAAGATTCTATAGCTGTAAAGTCTTCCCCATCGTTAATACCTATATCAATAAATTGGCTGGGAGGGAATGTGTCGTATTTTCCTATCGGAGTATACAAGATACGGTCTGGCATTAACTTTTTAGAAGAAGACCCGGACTCTACAAAATAATTTACATTACATACAAACGCTCTTTGGTTGCAAACTGTTACGTCTTTATAAAACAAACCTGCTGATTCACCAAAAGATAAATGCCCTACATCATGACTAAATCCATTTAATGATTCGTATGTATCTATACTGGGACCTTTTATTTCTATACCAGAAGTATTTACAAAGTTATCACCACTACCACCATTTGTAAAAGCAACAAACTCGTCACCCATACTTTTGCGAACACCTCGCTCAAAATCTGCGTCTAAAAACAAAGTGAATAAATCCGTACTGTCCTTTTTCCGTATGTATATTCTGCCACCTTTTATTCGCTTGTTACTTGCTCCAGTTCCTCTGACCAAACCTAGCAATACATTTGTAAAATATTGACTTATACCCATGGTTACTGATTCAGAATATATGTATAATAGTGACTCTTGATTTCCTTCGTATACAAAAGAAGAAGCTAACTCGTATGTAGTAGCTTCCCATAAACCATCAGCATCTGTAGATTCTATTGTGATGTCTAAATCAAAACCATTATTTATTACTGCGTAGTTAGCACTACCACTTTCAGTAATGTTTCCTGCTGTAGGTGCAGCTAAATTATTAACAACTCCTACCCATGTATTAACAGCTCCTCCGGGAATTGTGCCTGTTCTGTCTATATGCCCATACCAAAAAGCCTCATTCCCTGTCTGTCCTGTTTCAGAGTCTAATACTCTTAAAGCTCCATTAGCATAGTAATAATTCTGTTCACCTCCAGCGTGATTAGTTCCTAAGTCAATAGTATTCAAATGATTAGAATTATCTCTTGCGCTTATAGTATTAAACGGGTCTTCTATTATATCTACTTGACCTTCTGCTACGTCTGCAAGAGCCAACAACTCTATTGATTTTTCATTGTTACTTAAATCGTTATCAGCTTTAAATAAAAATGAACCATATCCACTTGTAAGGCTTCCTGCCGACCTGCTGGTTTCGGCTGCCGATGCAGTAGATGAAAAAACCTGTCCCTGTCTATGTACTTGCATATTACTGACTGCGGTAATTTCATTATCTCTTATATCTCTAGCGTCAAACTTTGTATTAATGCCGCCTGAAAAATCCGATAATTTTAAGAACTGTTTTGGCATTAGTCTTTTATTTCAAAGTGTACAAGGTCATCGAAACGATTGTCTTTGGTTTGTGTGTCTTGGTCCCAGTCTCCACCCCATCTTATGTTTAATCCCATCTGACTTGCAATACCCAGCACATATCCACCAAAATAGTGAAACCTATCTCTGTCTGTCCAGTCTATCGGGTATGGCGCAACATCCACAGCAATACTCGGATTCTTATTGTGCTTACCATTAGGATACTTAACTTTACTATTGCCTTTACGGTAAGCTTCGTTTTGACGTTCTTCGCCCCTATGGCCTTCAATAATCGTGCAATCATATTTTTTTACTACCTCCTTAAAAAGTTTTACTAACCTTTTATCGCAAGTGTCTAACTTTGATTTACTTTTACTGCTAAACCTAGGCATTACTTATTTAAAACTTTACCCATTACATCTTCAAAGACTTCATAAATTGCAGAGATAATCTTCTCTTCTGTATCTTCGTTGATAATAGGAATGTTTACATTCTTGTTTAATTCGTCAATTACTTTTTGTTTGTTATCTTCGTTAAAAAGATATTCCATAACCATTTTTTGTAGCATATTAGCTCCTTATTTCGTTTTTTATTTTTATTATTAAATATACTAAAGTTGCAACTGAAACCGCCATTTGTAGCATCATAGGAAGATTTGTCCACCATACTCCTACACCCACCGCTCCATTTAAAACAGCCTTTGTTGAGTCTATCATTGCTCTAGCTTGCCTTTCCATTGATACGCCCTTTTAAGTAGGCCAAATCATCAGTTACGTCGTTTAACTCTTTTACAATATCTTCTCTATGTCTTTGTCCTGTATCATCAGATTTATTCCAACGCTCTATAAGCTTAATAGTAATGCCTTCTACGTTCTTAATAGTAGATTCCATTTTTGCTATAGCTTGACGTATGCCGTCTAAGTCTTCGTTTTGAGCCTTTTGACTTTTCATTAGGTTAACTATCATCATTACAAATAATGATACAATAACTCCAATAGCACCGTATTCAGCGTACGTTTCAATCATTACTTGCCAACTGCTTTCTGCGCTTTGTTATGTGATTGCTTAAAAGTTTTACCTTTTCTCATTTCAGAAGCCATCATTGACAAGTGTTTTTTAGTGTGATGAACTTTGTGTTTCTGCATTTGTTTTTTTTGCATTGCACTTAGTCCATTAAGGTTTACATTTTTTAAGTTCTTAGCCATCTTACCAGCCTTTCTTTTTTATCCACAGTAATAAAAACATTAGATTACCAAGGTTTACCAGTTGCTTTTGTTGGTGTTTCTTGTTCTGCAATTTGTGCATCTAAACCTGTTTCAATATCTGCAAGCCTATCTGTACCTACTTTAGCTTCTACCCATTTTTTTACATCGTCTTCTTTAATATCGTCATAAGCTGTAAAGTTATCAGAATCTGGTGCGTCTAAACCTACTGTACCAATGTTTGATGCAGAGTAGGTTTTAGCATCATCGCCTTCGCCTACTGTTTTTTCTTTATAAAACGAATAGTGAACAGTCTTGCAAACGTCAGACAATTCATTTTCACTTATCGCTCTATCAATAGTGTTAATTCTAGTTTTCATTTTCTTTTTCTTTCTCTTCAGTTAAGCCATTTTTAAGAGCATCAATAAATGCTTGTCTACCAAATTGCATCTGCTGAAGATTAAATGTTGTTGTATCAATCTTTCTGTTTAGGTCTGCAATATGATTGACCATTGTTTTTTGGTCATCAGTCATAGAGTCAATATCATATTCTTTTCCGTCAAGGTTTAACATTGGGGCATTTTCTTTTTTATTTTCTTTTTTAGCCATTATATTTCCTTATCTTCTTTTTAATCCTAATTTCTCCATTAGGGTTTTGTTTTCTTCTTCAAGCTTCTGTATGTGTTGCGATTCCATTCCTTCAACGCTAGCACTTAACACAGTAACTTTATTTTGTAAATCTTCAATCTTTCTTTGATGTTCTGCAAATTGCATCTGAGCTTGATACCAAGAGCCAGTAACTACCATAATTAAGAAACCTACTTTTATTAACATAGCTACACTTAAACTAATAGTGCTGTCTGTATTAATTGCGTTTGC